ATTTTTTAAGTAAGTAAGTTAGGAAATCGTTTACGTTTGTTGCGTCATTGATATTTCCTGTTTTCATAATGTTAGCAGCTTGGTCAGTTGCAACGTTAAATCTGTCGAAAGGCATTGTAAATAAATGTTAAAGCTAAATAAAAGTATTTAGCCGAACCCAACATTAATTCTTATACCGAGATTGTGTCTTAGCATAGTTCAATAATTCCTCTGTGTTCATATCGCCTAGCTTCTTACCTCCAACCTCAGTTGTTGGATTGGCTCATGCGATAACACTTTTAGGTCATTCACTAGTTGTAGTAGTATCTGTTTGTGCTACAGTCTGAGCTACTTGTGGTTTTCCATGTTGTCACTCATACAAAGCACTTAAGTCATCTATACTTAATGAACTGTATTTGTCTGCGAACGAATCAAAGTCTCATTCGTATCCTTTACTCTTCATTGTATTGCTGAAATAAAGTTTCTTGTCTGCAGCTCTTCCAGCTATTTCTGCATCTAGTTTAGCCTGTAGGTCAGCCATCTCTTGATTATGCTTCTCTCTCATTGCAGCATATCATGATTTTTTCTGTTCCTCAGTGTTATCAATAGTTTCCATATCAGTCATCTGATAATAAATAGAATGTAAAGTCAGACCATTCTACACGTCTGAATTGATTTTAAGTCCTTACAACTTGACTATGATTGATTAGTTTAATGTCTTGCAACTTCGGACATAGAATATTTGAGAGTTTATTCTACTCATTCAACTTTCTCTCCTCTCATGATAGCCTCAGCTTTCTGGAGAGCTTCTTGTGCTTTCTTTACATCTTCTGGGTCAGTAGTTAAGACATTTGCCAGTCTTTCCATCTCTCCCATACCTTGTATCAAAGCACCTAATACTTCATAGAATGAATATCACTCAGTTTTAGCGTTGAAACAGTTGTCCCTTGCTAATACTAGGATGTTCTCTTCTTGTTTCTCCTTTCTGATTTTCATACATTTCTTCAATACTTCCCATCACGGCATAGCGATGAGTTCTTTTACTGATTCAATCTCTTCATCAGTGAGGTCATCTGGATTCTTAGTTTCCTTTTCTTCCTCTTTAGCAGCTTCTTGGTCTGCTTTCATAATTTCTTCCTCTAAAGCCATAGTTAGTTTGTTTATAATATAAATTATTTACGCTTAGCCTTTTTTAATATAGGTTTACCAAACGTACTCTTTCTGGAATCTCCTAATTCTACAAATCATGCATTTCATGGTCTGAATGATTTTACTTTATAAGGATAATTCCCTACAGGGATTCATCATGCAGTCATTCTGAATTTTCTAATTGCCATGGTTACTTGCCTTTATTAAATAAAATACTTTTATTATTCTCTACTATCCATTTGATAGGCTTACCAAAGGTAGTTTCTAAAGAATACTTTACTTGGTCCATGAACAGAGTTTTATCTAATGTATCCATTCACTCTGTCATGATTACGATGTCTTCCTTAGAGAGCATTCAGATTCATTTCTGGTATTTCCTTAAATAATTGTGTATCATCTTCCTATATACCTCTTGCTTATACCTCTTCCTCTTAATCCTATCAATGTCCTCAATTCTGATTTTCTCCCTATATGGTTCTTCCTTGATTAAGTCATTGATGTCCCTAAGTATTTGCCACATCTTATAATCTCTCAGTTAAAAACTGTTTTAATTTCTCTACTATCTCCATATCTACATGATGTTTCTCTAGCCGTTCCTTGTCCTTTAAGTAGATGCTACTAGTGAAACCATTACGTACTAGATATTTTCTAATTTCTTCTGGTAGCATGAACAATGGATATGGTGCAACTTGTGCTTCAAATTTTATTCTTCACACAGGTTTCTCGACTTTTGTTCATCCTATATCTCAAATCACTTTACTTTTTTTGAATTTAGTTCCTTTAGTGGTTTTTTTAAGGAAGATTTCTTCTTCCTCGTGGACAATTGTTCCACTTGGAATTTCTGCATCGCTTATTTCATTTTCCTCAACGAAACTAACTGGGTTTTCTTCAATTTCAGCGATTTTTTCATCAATTTCTGGTGCTTTTTCTACCTCTTTTACCTTTCTATTGATGGTAATTTTTCTCTTTGCTGGCATAATATTATATATTAGTAATATAAATCTGATTCTCCCATCCATACTCTCTCAAAATCTCCTCTCAGTTCTCTTTACTGCTAACTATTTTATAGTTCCCATGTTTCTCGTTTCATATCCGCTCTGTATATCACGCATATATGAATCAACAGAACTTTTTTATGTAATATTCTCTCATATCTTTAGCTTATTATCAAATACCATTACTTACATCTAGTGATTGCATGCCTCATACATTCATAGATTCTCATCTATTAGCGTGACTTCATACATCAAATCACGTTCAACTGTCTACGTTATCAACAGTTCAAAAGTTTATGCTAGTTAATGGGTCGTTATTCTCTCATGCAGCCTTAAAGTCTGTTACTTTTGATTGGCTTGCCATATTCATCTCTTCTGTACCTAGTCATTGTGCTACCATATACTGTAATGCTTGTATAGCTCTGAATTTAGCATCTGTATCTTCTGCTCTATTGTAGTACCATAACCTCATTTGGATATTACAGTCTACTGGAATATAAATTGATATATTCTGATTAAGTAGAAGCACGTCTTGTTTACATTGATAGTCTTCCATACTCATCTCTGTTATGCCATCTATCTCTGATTCATCTAGTCAGTTATAGTATGCAATGGCTCTACGTATATTGTTTAGTAAGAATGGTTGTGTTCTAGGGTCATTTACTAGCATATTGTATTGCTCTGTATATGCCGCTTTCTTCTCATCATACATAATAGACTTTAATATTGGGTCTACTACCATGATTGAGAAATCTCACTTAATATCTTTCTTACTAACTTTCTTATATGTTCAGCTTAATCCGTTATTTACTCTACGAACTACCTTCTTACTAGAATTTCTCCAGTAATATAGCATGAATGCTCTATATAGTTCAGCAAAGTCTTTAGTTCAGTAACTAAGTATCTGATTCTGTAATGATGTAATCATGTTAGCATTGATTTTCTGTATCTTACTAGCTGTTGCTGTATTAGGGTCAGAATTTCAACTAAGTCATAATCACTGTGCTGTAGCATTAGTGAATGATTCTGCTAATGCTTTGTTCTTAATCATACCAAGAGAGTTGTATAAGTCTGAACTTATCTGCGTCTGTGGTAATTCATATACCATAGAACTAATAGGTTTTGTAATATCTCTCATTTTTACAGGGAACCATCTGTTCTTAATACTCTGATTCTTCAAAGTATTAATATTATTCATGAAAACCTGTTCATCTATGAAGATATTTCATCCCATAGCCTCTCTAGTAACCTTAATCTTATATAGATTAAGTAAGAGTTGCTCTGTTCTATGTCAGTCTTCTATAATATTTACTAATGATGTTCCCCACCAGTCCTGTGCATCATAAGCGAATCCATATACTGCTACTGGTATAATATTATCTGTCTCTGGTACGTCATATATATCTAGTATTTGGTCACATAGCATGAGAACTAGATATAATTTATTATCTCCAGTATCTTCATCATATATATAAGTATAGTGATAGTGGATTGTATAGTGTCCAGTAGTTGAATTATAACAAGTGCAGATATTCCTTAGGAAAGCGTCTTCTGTTTCTAGTCCATTGAGATATACATCATAATTATGTAATATCATCTCCTTGAAATCTGCATTAGCACTAACTGGCAATTCCTCTAATTGTTTATAAGTAATAACTCTATCAAATCAGAAGAAAGGGTAGTCTTTAACCAATAATGAACCATCATTATATGGATAGATAAATCTAGGGTCTATTCTCTGAACGATAGGTACATTCTTTTTCTTGTCATACCCACTAAAAAGAAAAACGGCTTTTCAGTATTTAGCCACATCTTCTAGTCACATGTATCTATCAAAATCCCAATGCTCATTCACATAGTCTGTCTTAAACATATCTGTGAAATTCCTTGCTTCCATTTGATATAATACATTCTCATCTTCCCATGATACATCTGGTTCGTTTACTATACAAGTAGCTTGCATAGTCCTTAAACAAGACCAGAAAATCTGACTTCTTAATAACTCATCGTTCCTTTTAGTTGAATATATATCTTTTTGACTCATAAAAAGAGAGTTCTTAGAACGGTTGGCTTCATAACCGTGCCTGTACTCTCCAATTATCTTCTGTCTTAACTCATCTGTTAGTTTTACCATCTATCTGGCTATAGAAGTTAAATAACTGCTTATCTCATCATCGAAATATTTTAGATAGGGATACATCCTCATTATCATTGTATCTAATAAGTCTGGACTCCTTCAGATTCTTGCTTTCATCTTGTCCTTAGTCTCTATCCTAGTTTTACCATCTATACTCTTCTCATCTATATAACAGTTCATCATCTCTTGATTGAGTATCTCCCAGTCCTTAGCACTATCTAGGTGTTCCCATTTGATAGCAATTTCTCATTTCTGCACCTTTTCTTGTAGTAGGAATGCACATTGACTCTTTAAGTTTGCATAGTTCTGCTTAGCACCAGTCTCTATAGGCTTAGCATTGTTCACAAACCCTGTAGAGTAGGGGATTCAGTCTACTACTCATCATCCTACTCAATCGGCATCTATAATTATGTTCCTAGATTCAATCTCGTACTGGTTCTGAATCAGCTTTATAGATGTCTTTACATCTTCTACACTGCTTTTAGCATAAGTCCATACTCTTATCCGTGTATTTCATCTCCGTAAAGATATTCTAGTCGTATCTTTTCAGAATCTAGCCACATCACAGATAAGAAAGTATTGGTCTCCATGAGATTCGTTATCCTTTAGTCTATCCAAATCTCATTGCTTGAATAATAACCAGTTGTTATCATCAAAGTCCCATTGTCAGTATAACAACCTCTTCTTAGTCCTCTCACTAGCTCTCTCTAGGTTCGCTATATATCACTTGTCTATGAAATTGTTGGAATATACTAGAGATGGAATAAAGACAGCTTGTTTTCAGTCCTTATGTTTCCCTTTGTAGTACCTTTCATAAACGTGTCATGGATTAGGGTTAAATGTTTCTAGCACCTTACCTAATATTCCATATTCCTCATTCTTGAATCTTCATACTCTGGTTTGTAGTATCTCGATTCACTCTAAAGGACATTCAGCACTCTCTTCTACGAAAGCTCATGTAAGTTCCAGACTTCAGAATCTGTTATACAATGGGTCTTGTGGTAAATAGCATCACTCCCTTAATAGTATCTGACTACCATTAGGAAAGGTTATTACATTTGATACGTTATTAAGTTTACCCCTCATGTCTTCTGGTATGTTGTAGTCCCTGTAGAATTTCTCTAAGGAAATAACAGAAGTCTGCTTAATATTCTTAATCGTATCTCTAACTAGAGCATATCTGACTCATGGATACTGGTTACACATTCTCCATAACCAGATGATACCTAAATAAGTCTTACCTCATCAGGCTCATCATCCATAACCAACAGCTGTATGCTCGTTGTCTAATAAGACATTAAACGCTTTCTGCTGGTTCTCTGTCAGTTTTATCTCTACGTTTGGCATTATATTATCATATAAGACATTTCTAAAATAATATTACTTTTTCTTCGCCTCCTCTCTCATCTCTCTAAGGAAGTTCTCATAATCTTTCTTTTCCTTTAACTTATTTCTATACTTCCTTTTGGAAATAGCTCGTTTGCTCTGACTGTACTCTATCTGGTCTACAAACTCATCTGGCACAACCTTCTTCCCTACCCACTGCTGGAACTCCATTAAGCTAATCTCCTTAATACTTCTTCCTCATTCTCCCATCATGTCTGACTCTCTGAGGAAGTCGCAGATGTATCAGAGACAGAGCTTAGCTTTATATCATTCTGAGTGTCATTGTTTGACTGGTCTGCTCATTCATTACTAGGAACTGATATAAATTGTACTTTAGGTAACTCACGTCATTCATTCTCTCACTCATCATTTAATCATGGTACTGTGTTGTATCTGTTCTTATCTCTTAACTCTAAATATCTAAGTGCGGTCTTGGCATCTCACTGCCATATCCTCTTCATAACTGCAGTCCTTGCCATCTGTTTTGGAAAGTTCTTTGCTCTGTCCATCCTTAGAGCAAAATCTGGGTCTTTCTTATAATAAGCATAATATGAGGATACGCTTATACCCGCAGCATCACATGCCTCTCCAATAGTAAAATCTAGTCTGAGACAATCCTCTATGGTCTTTAAATGCTCTTCTGTTATCTTAGCAGCATTTCATCTACTCCTTAGATTCTCTACCATATTAGATGGCATCATCTCATAGACTGTCTTAACCTTAGATAGCTCTGATTTGTCTGTTATCTCTTTACCTACTACCATTGCTTAAATAAATATATAAATCTGAATCGTTGTGTTCTGCACCATACCCTTAGACATTCATGCCATTCCAATTTCTTATAATTTAGTGGTGTGTGTATCGCCGCATATAAATTCCAATTACATCTCTTTATCCTTCAATAGAATGAGTTGTAATCTACATAAGGCTTTCAGATTTCTTTCATTCTCTTTACATGCACCCCCCAACAATGTTTAATATTACCCTTGACTTTGAGATAATCTCTAGGATAAACGAATCTCTCCATTTTTTTATAATAAGAAAAATAAAGACTAATGTCTCTTGTCATAATCCTCCCATATCTCTCTCCACTTCCTCTTTGGCTTATGTGTCTCTAGGAATGTGGCACTCTTACTCTTCCATAGCTTCTCATTCTCCTTAATCAATCTAGGCATGACCTTCTTTAAGTCATAATGCTTACCCTTTCACATGGCGAAGTCCCTAGTGAGTAATCTTAACCTCTCACTCGTTCACTCTCACCATTTCTTATCCATATTCTCACTATATCTCTCATTCACTTTTAACTTTAACGCTGGATTTCATCTAGGTCATGTCGTGAAATTACACGTATGACACTGTGCATTAATGTTCTCCTTCTCTAAACATATATTATTAAACCTCCTACTAAACCTATGTCCTCATGCTAATCATTCAAACTCACATAATATGCCACATGATATACATCTACCTTTACCATTCTCATCCGTATCCCTTAACCTAGCATTCTCCTGTGCTAACTCCATAGCAAACTGAATAGGCTTTATCTTAGGTCATGCTCATTTGTATACTCTAGGTGGCTTGTTCTCCATCTCCCTTATCTCATTCATCATGTTCCTGTGATACTTCTCCTCCATCCTCCTAATATAAGCATCTCTCTTCTTGTCTATCTTTAATAACTCATACTCTCATTTTCTATCCCAATCCTTCTTCCTATTCTGCTTTAATATCTCATATCTATAATTAGCCTGTAGCCTCATCTGCTCAGACTTCTTCTCCCATTTTATCCTAATAGTCTCCTTAGTTTTCTTCATTAAAAGAAAAACTCTGTAATAAAATCACTATGTACTAGTTTAAAACTAGTAAGAGATTAGTGACTCTATCACAGAGCTTTCTTTACGACACCTAACACTTATTGTTATTTTTCTAAATTGCAAGAGATTTTTAAAACTAGAATGGCAAGTCTTCTCATTTAAAATG